GGTTAAAGAAGATGCTTTAGTCTTTGGTAGAAATGTAGATTTAGAACCAATAATAGAAGAATACTACCGAACAAGAAAATTAATCTTAGATGGAATAACAGCAAGCATAGCTAACAGAGTAGAAAAAGTAATTCTATCAGGAAGAGCAGAGGGTCTGACTATAGTTGAGATAGCAAGAAATATAGAAAAGAATGTTAGACCAATAACGAGAAGTAGAGCAGCAACAATAGCAAGAACAGAAACTCATAACGCTGCAGGTTTTGCTCATCATAAATATTACAAACAAGTAGAAGCTGATTATGGTTCAGTGATGCTCAAAAAATGGGTAGCAACAAATGATCCTAGAACAAGATCAGCTCACGCTGCAATGAATAGAGAAAAGCCTATACCTATGGATGAACCCTTCATAGTTGGTGGTGTATCTATGATGCACACTGGCGATCCAGATGGAGGAGCAAAGAACAATGTAAATTGTAGATGTGTGATTATTTATGTTGATGAACAAGATGTTGTGTCTGATTAATCATTAAGCTACTATATATAGGGATAAATTTGGAGATAGCACTATGAGCAGTGAATTAATATCTAATGAGCCAGAGTTAGCTGTCCGTACAGAGGAGTACGATTCCCACGAAGATTCTAATCAGAATGACGAAAAGCACGTAAGAGCAGTACAGGAAACTGATGATTCTTACATTATTGAATTTGGCAAAGACATGACCCAACCTTCTGAAGAGTCTGATTATGACGAAGAGGAAAAAGACGAAAAGTCTTTTATAGAGGTTAAGTCTGAAATCAAAGCAGAATCTGATGATGGAGTATTTGAAGGTTACGGTTCTGTATTCAACAATACCGACTTAGGTAATGACGTTATCAAGGGCGGTGCATTTAGAAAAAGTTTAGAAGAGAGAGGCACTAAAGGTGTCAAACTCTTATATCAACATAAATCAGATATGCCTATCGGTGTATTTGATGAAATCAGAGAAGATTCACACGGTTTGTATGTAAAGGGGAGACTTGCACTTAAAACACAGGCAGGTCAAGAAGCATACGAATTATTAAAGATGGGTGCATTAGATGGTCTAAGTATAGGCTTTCGTGTCAACCCTAAAGAGGTTTCTTATGATAAGCGTAAAAATCAACGCATTATCAAAGAGGTAGACTTAATGGAGATAAGCCTTGTAACTTTCCCAATGAACCCTAAAGCTACGGTTCGTCAGGTAAAGGGAGAGGAAATATCCATAAGGGAATGGGAGAACGGAATGCGTGATGCTTTCAACTTATCTCGTTCAGAAGCAAAGGTTGCAGCAAAAGCTGTCAATCAAGCATTTACTCAGCGAGATGTTGATGTTGATGCTGAAGTGGTAGAAGCCATTAAACAATTAACATTAACTATAACCAAACTCTAAGGAGCAATTATGTCTGAAGATATAAAAAATGCTGTTTCTGAAATTGGTCAGGCTTTTGAAGAATTTAAGAAAGCAAATGACGAAAAGTTAGAAGCACTAGAAAAAGGGCAAAATGTTGATACTTTAGTTGACTCAAAACTTGAAGCTATTGAAGAAAAGCTGAATGGTTTAGAGGACATCAACCAAGAGATCACACAAGCCAAGCAAGCTCAAGAAGGAATCAAAGAGCAGGTTGAAAATCTTGAAACGGTCATGAGACGACCTAACTCAGGATTAGAAGCCAAGCAAATTGACGAAGGTCTTGAAGCTTTTGAAGCCTACTGCAGAAAAGGACTGGAAGGTCTTGATGATGCAGAGAAAAAGGCATTAACCGTCAGCAATGACAACACTGGTGGATATCTAGCACCACCTGAATACGTGAGAGAGTTACTAAAAACTGTAACTGAAATCTCACCTGTTCGTTCAATCGCTAGAGTAAGAAGCACTGGACAAAGATCAATCCAAGTGCCTAAACGTGATGGTCAATTCTCCGCAGCATGGGTTGCAGAAAGTGGCACTAGAGCCGAAACTACTGGTTACACAGTAGGTCTTGAGGAACTACCTGCCCACGAACTTTACGCTTTAGTAGATATCTCTGAGCAAAACTTAGAAGATACTGTCTTTGATCTAGAGTCGGAAATGCAATCAGAATTCGCAGAGCAATTTGCAAAAGCTGAAGGTACTGCATTTGTTAGCGGTAACTCTGTTGGTAAGCCTGAAGGTTTATTAACTAATAGCAGTGTTGGCGAATCTAATTCAGGTCATGCTAGTACTTTACTAGCTGATGGTCTGATCACATTAGTTCACAGCATCAAATCTGAGTATGGCAGAAACGGTACATTTATGTTTAATAGAGGTACTTTATCAGCTATCAGAAAGCTAAAAGATACTGCAGGACAATATGTATTCCAAGCAGGTATGTCTCTACAAGCAGGTGTTCCTAATACTATATTAGGCTACCCTTATGTAGAAGCTACTGATATGCCAGACGTTGGTGCAGGAACTTATCCTGTATTGTTTGGTGACTTCAGAAGAGCCTACATGATTGTAGACAGAGTTGCTTTAGCTGTTACGAGAGACCCTTTCACACAAGCTACTTCAGGTAATGTTAGATACATTGCTAGAAGAAGAGTTGGTGGACAGGTTATCCAAGCTGAAGCTGTTGTTAAACAAAAAGTATCAGCGTAAAAGGAGTAAATTATGCAAGACCTATCAAATAATATTAATCCTGCTGTTTCTATCATCAATGCGGTTAAAACTGCTGCAGCTAATGGAACAGGTGTTGATCTTCAAGGCTACGAAAAAGCTACAGTGCTAGTTGACGTAGGTGCAGAAGGTGACACTCTATCTAGTTCAGTTTATTTTGAAGTATCATTAGAGGAATCTGATGACGATTCAACTTACACTGATGTTGCACAAGCAGGCATCGTAGATGGAACTATAGCTGCAGGCGGTATCTTCTTAAAATTAGATGGTACAGCAGGCGGTAATCCTGACACAGCAGGCGGAGTTTTCCGTGTTGAATATGTGGGAAATAGCAGATATATAAGAGTTGTACTAGCTAAGACTGGAACACACTCCAACGGAACACCTATTGGTGCGATGGTTGTGAGAAGTGGTGCTAGACATAGTGGCGACAACGCTTTTACAGCACATAACGCTTAATTAAGCTAGGAATGTGGGGGTGTATGCCCCCACTACCTTAACGGAGAAAGAGATGTCAAAAACTTATAAGATTTTAGTTCCTAAACCTGCATCGTCTAATAAAGACGGTACAGATATAAAGCTATACCAAGCAGATGAAGTGGTAGATGCCAAAGAAGGTTGGCAAGAAGATATCATGTCCACATTTATTGAGAATGGTTGGGCAATGGAAGTTAAAGTTTCTAAAGGCGGAGAAGAAGAAGGTGAACCTGTAAGAGCAAGAAATGACAAAGGACAGTTAGTAGGAGATGATCCAGATACACCTGATGTCAATGAAGCATGGGAAGGCGGAGAAGCACCTAAGAAAACCGCTAAAAAAACTACTAAGAAAAGAACGACTAAGAAGAAGTCGTAAGAAACTTGTACCCTTCCACACTTATTGATGTCAAAGGCATTAACAAGTGATATTATTAATTAAGCAGATGCTAAAGATGGTAGACACCATGCAGATAAAAGGTAATAAATATGAGTGCAGGTTATCATCATTTCATCATAGAGCAGGGAGCGACCTTCGGTCAGACTCTAACATTAAAGGATTCTAGCGATACTTTAATAAACCTTACTGGCTATACGTCAGCAGAAATGGACTTGAGGGAAACACCTGAAAGTTCATCAGAAGTTCTAACACTCACAACAGCAAACAGTAGAATCGCACTAGGCGGTTCAGCAGGAACAGTAACACTTACTATTTCAGCAGCCGATACAGCTAATTTAACAGCAGGAGACGGTGTTTTTGACTTAGAGGTAGTAGATGGTTCATCTAGGGTATATCGCATCTTAGAGGGCACTTATACGATCAGGAGGAATATTAGCAGATAATGGCTATATCAAAGGTCACAACCTCCAACACAAACACAATAAACAAAGTTACCGTAACTGACGGAGATGCTATAAGCATCATAACGGTAGGAACACAAGGTCTAGCAGGCG